CATAACAGTTCTATGTCCGGTGCCTTTCCATGGATAAACTGTGTGTGGCAAGTGACTTGGAAATATAATCATAGTGCCCGGTGTTGGGCTGTATTTCCAAGTATCTGTCATTATAAGTTTGCTAACATCTTTGGTTTTAGGTAATCTAAATAGTATTTGTCCGTCGCTGGGATTTTTATTATCTTCAAATTCAGGAGCACTGATATAGATATTACCACTAATATGTCCTAGAGGGTGACTGTGCATTTCTTGATAATCTCCAGCTGTTTGACGTATAGTCCATATACTTGTAACAACTGGTCTGCACAATTTTAATTCCTCAGTTCCGCTTTGCTGGCTAACAAGTTCTATATAACCTTGGCACATATTTTCAAGCCAACTGGTTAACCAAGCAGTATCTAATCCCAGATCACTTGGATACACTTGTATCTGTTGTCCGCCACGTATACTAATGTTAGGATTACCACTGTCATTTAGTTCAGGGTGCATGTGCAGGTTTTCTGCAAGGGCATAAATTTTACTAAATTCAATAGGAGGAACATCGTCCATGGCCAGCACCAATGGTTGAAAATAAGCTACCTTTAATGTCATAATATTTTGTCCAATTGAATAATTTCGTTTTGTTTGCTAACTTCTTTGACAAAATAAACACAATCTGGTTTATCCCCATAACGTGTAGGAGTTGCTAATAGTTGTCCATTTTTCATCTTTGGAAAGTACCATTTAACATCATTATAAAAATTTACAATTTCAATCTTTTTAAACTCTACCCTAAACGAGCTTAATGGATTAAAAACTAGTGCTTCAAATCCTCTGTCATTTAAACTAGTTAACGGTAAAATTTCAATGTCACATGCACTTGAACTATCTCCAACTGCTATGCACCAATCAATAGGCATTGTAACTTCATCATCACCTATTCTTAACACCATTGCCGGCGCATTGAAACTTTCTAAGAAAATTAACGGCATAAAGAAAAAGTCAGGATTGCTAGCGTCACTGTTATCTAATACCGCAAATCTAGTATTTTCGTCTACTTCCTCTGGTAAATTGTTCAATGAGAACGTTTTGTTATCTAATGTTAATATCTGCATAATTCTTTATTTTTGCCAGTCCGTTTTTTCTAAAGTAAACGGATATTTGGCATCCTTGTAAAATTTCTTCCTCGCTGTGAGGTGGCGCTTGGCAAATTTACAAGTTGAAGTTATGTCCCAGATTTGTACAAAGTCTTTATCTTCCGCTTTTCTAATACCGCGTCCAATCGATTGTATAACTCTAACAAAGCTCTTTCCGGGCTCAAGAAGAACCAAATTAAAAATACGAGGAATATTAATACCCACAGCGGCCACACCATAAGTCGCCACAGTAACCTTGTTATCATTTGTTGCATGTTCTTTGTACTCTTCCGCACGTTTAGTGCCTTTAACTTCACCTGAAATAAACACTGCGCCTTCTATCATTTCTGTTAATAATTTGCCTGTATCAATCCTGTTGACTAAGATTAATGTGTTGCCTGAATCTGCAATACCTTTAACTAATTTACTAAAATATGTCATCCTGTCTTTGTTAGTGACAAGATACTTTAATTCTTCTGCGTATGTTTTAAATTCTGGTAGGTCAATCAACTGCACTACGTTAACGTGCAAATTACTCAGCACACCCATCTCTTGTAATTGATGTGCTTTAATTCCGCCTACTACTGGACCTATTGATGCAAAAATAGGTTCTGCTTCAAATGCATCTTTAGGAACTGTACCAGTTAATCCCCAGCGTATAGGTGCATTACATAAATTTTGTGTAAGTAGATTTTTAAGTACTTCTGCCTTGGCCATGTGTACTTCGTCTACAATAACAGTTTTAACACCATCTAGAAATTCTGCTAGTGTCAGAGCAACATTTTCACTCCAATTTTTACTTTTTTTATCTAAAATATTCAAACTTTGCCAAGTGCAAATAGTGTGAGTTTTATTTAGGTCTTTTCTGTCGCCATAATAAACTCCAACGTCTAATCCAACGTTGACAAAGTCTTCTTCTGTTTGTGTTACTAGGTCTTTATTTGGAACAATAACAATAGTACGACCATATTTTTCAGCACAATGACTTAAGGTTGCTGTCATAATTGTCTTGCCAGCGCCAGTTGCTACTTCTTGCAAGCTCTGTGTATTTGTGAAAAATCTATTGACTACTTCTACTTGATCTTCACGTAGGACAATAGGTTGTCCGGCAAATCTGTGCCCTTCTGGCCATACCTTACCTTGGTCTGCCCAGTAGTGTGTTGTTACCGGAGTAAACTCAATTCGGCTAGTTGTGCGCAAATCATCTAATTCATCAACGCTTACATCCATGTCCGACAGTATTTGTAAACAGCGTTCTAATTGACTTAGATAACCGTTACCGCCAAGCCCAAACATTGATACTTTACCATCCCATCGTCCTAGTTTGTAAGCAGGTCTGTATCTAGCAGTTGGGTCCTCATATTTGAAAGTATTAGACAGTTTTTTGCGAGCTTCTAAATTTAAGCCTTCAAATTTAATGTTAACTTCGTCACGAATTACTAATTTTACGGTCATTGCAATATTGCCTTTTTGTCGAACATTGTATCGGCTTCTGCCCATTCTACAATGCAGTCACAGCAATTAGAGTATACACTAGTTTTACCGTGACGTAGGCCCATTTTGGTATCTAGCGTTATAACACTCATTGGTTTCCATGGAGTCGATAGGAAAAATTTCGGAATTTTTCCACTCATAACTGCGGCTACTTTTAAACGGTCATCCAGGCGCTGATTGTACTTTTTTTCTGCGATAAAATTATTAAACTGCTTGCCCATTTCATCATTGGGCAATCTAAAGTAAATACCGACACCGTCAAAAATTCCATTTTCTTCCAAAGATTCTGACAAAATTTTGAGATTTTTTAGGTACTTGTCATTGACTATTGTGTCAAAAACCACTAGCAAGGGCAATCTTCGTAATTCTACTAAACTGCTAATTACCTCGGTTACAGAATGTTGATTTTTATCAACCCACACTCGACTTTTTGATCTGTTGGCAATTGTTTCGGTCAGTGTTTCACCGTGATTTTTCGCATTTTCTGTGAAAAATTGGTATCTGATACTTCGGTCATTAATGATGTTTTGATCAATGGCTGTTTCGATACCTAGGTCAGCTGTAATGGCCTTTTGAAAGTTTTGATGCTCGATATTGGTCAATAAAAACTGGTCACGAATTTCTTGCTCTGACCAAGATTTTATGGTACGATAGTGATTTTTTACAATTTCATCCACTTCAAACCCAAGTGGTTCAAGTGCTTCATACACTAAAACTATATTTTTTTCAGTAAGCTCAATAGGCCATACTTTTTGATTAGATGAGTTTAATCCACCATCTAATTTTTTTCCTAGTCCAGTTAAAGTTTTACGAATTTCTGAGTTGAAAGTGAATTCTACAACAAGTATAGGTTCTTGTTCTTCATTTTTTTTGATGTATAGTTTCTTTATTTGCTCTATGTGCCGAAAACTGCGTGACCACATAGGCTCTTGTAGCGCCAGTGAAATTTCTTCGGAAAAATTTGTCATTTTTTTACTGTTGTCTTTTAAAATCTTCATCAACAGTCTGCTTTGGTTTTCTGTAATGAAAAAATTACTGGCGATTGATGTAGCTAGGCTACGTAGTACCTTACTGTCACGAGCAGGTATCAAAGCTTCAACTGTAGGCTCTGTGAAATTTACAATTTTTAGTAAAAGATTATCTATTGTCATCATCTAGTAAGTATACACTAACAAATATCAAAGGTCAACCTATAAGAAAAAAATAGGCCTCAATATTATTTAAGGCCTATGGTCGATCTTTTGAGCAGATTGATTATATACTAGCGTCTTCCATACCTGCAATGCGTAATTTTACAATATTTGTAATTTGCCACTGTTTCTGGTCGAGACCTTTTGTAATACCTAACCACTTGTTGCGTAGTAAAGCAAATTCATTGATAATTTTTTCCATATCAATGACATCTGCTTCACCTTCACAAAAACGTTCGCAATCACGACTACTTAAAGCACGTTGATAGTTTTCTAAGTACTTGCGAAAGAAACTACTCTTGAGTCTTCTGAGCTCAATGTTAAGATATTCCAATATTGCTTCAATTTCTTGCAGTTGAGCAAACCTGTGTTCAACTATTCCTGGCAATGCCGCACTGGCTTTCTCAACATTTCCATATAGTTTTACCTCTTTACGAGCTTCCACTAATTCTTGTTCGAAATATAGCACGGCATCAGGAATATTGCTGATGTCTTTGGCAATATCAGTATACCAACCCATTAATAATCCTCGTCTTCGTCAGAATAATTGTCTTCTTCTACCTCGTCAGACTCTTCGTCGAGATAATACTCGATTGCAGAATCTAAAACACTATCGACACCAGTTGCACTTTGCATTACACGATCACTGGTGCCAAAATCTGCCAGTAGATCAACATAACGTTCAGCTACGCTGTCAATAACTTTCTTATCAATGTAGTCTGCGAATAGCAACCAGATGTCACCGATTTGTGTTTCATTCAACATTTTCTTCTGTCTCCTCAGGAATGGTAGTTGTTGTATTTTTCAAATGATAATTTGCCATTATCATATCTAATTTATCATCTTTCCATTCTTTTCGGTACAATAAGGTTTCTTCTCCAGTAGTTGGATCAACATACTTTAGTCTGTTACCTTGTTGTGTTAATAGGCCTTGTTTTTCTAGCATATCAACCATACCGCTATAAGGATTCATTCCTGTTTCGTAAGGAATTTTAATTTGCACTGACTCGAAGGGTTTAGCATAACGTGTTTTCATAATCTTACATGCCGCACGAATACCATTCACTTCACTCGTCTTGTTGCCGTCTTCGTCTTCTTTCAACTTGAGCTTTTTCATAGCAACAACAATAGAACTTGCATAGACAAAGCCCTGTCCGCCTGAAATCTTGTCATCTGGATCAAACATATCTTGGCTTGCGTAGGTATGATTGGTACAAACCATACCTACATTGTAATTACCAAACATATTAACACAGTTACGAACAAGTGCTGTCAATGCTTTAGGTTTACGACCCATGTCGCCCTTCAAATCTCCCGCTTCAAACTGGTTGATATCGGTAGGGGTAAGCAACATA